TCTAATTGTTTAAAGAATGATAAATCAAACAATGTAAACATGTTAATATAAGCATTAAAGTCATTGCTAGTTGAATATTTTTTCCAATAGTTTTGAGCAGCTTGTATTAATCTAGGATATGATCTAGATTCATTGTTTCCTGGATCACCAATATATTGATCTAATTCTGTAAATCCTAGTTGTGCAATGATATCTTCATCAATCATTGTTTGTGGAGAAAAATAAATTCCTAAACGTTTGCTGTCTAATGGTGCTTTATCAAACTGACTGCGTTCGGCTCTAGTTTGAACATCTAACGTTCCAACTAAATCATTGTCTTCTAAACGAATTTTATTATCATCAAATGTACCCATTCCTAAAGAAGGTGCATCATAATAATATGTTTCTTCAATTGAATCGTATGGAGTAGCAGAAGACCAACTAGCAAATGATGCTGATATTGTAGACATCCTAGGCTGTACTCCTGTTAATGAACTTGTTAATGTATGATTAATCTTTTGGGTCAATGGCAATCTAAATACTAGGTCATTGTAAGGATCTGTACTATTATATGCTGCCGGCGCTTTCGTATGATTTTCAAAATAAGAAATGTCTAGACTAGAACTCCATAATCTTAATTCTTGAAGTTCACCTTTCAAACGAGTATAGCCGGTGCTAGTACTACCCAATACAACGGATCCGGAGTTGGCAAATGATGCTGTTGCTGATGCTGATACTTCCGCTACAATTTTTCCATATTTAGAACGAGCGGCTACTACTTGCAATTTAGCTCCAGATGTTTTAAGCATCATGTTTATCCAACCACCATCAAACATTTCAATGTTAGCAGAGCCAGTACCATTAATTTGTATTTTACCTAATGTGCCAGATGTATATTTTAAAGTAACCGCATTTGAACCTACGTTAAACAAGTTCATGGTGCTTGATATACTTGGATTAGTAATTACATTGTCTGTACGGAAACGAAGTTCAACTGTATTAATTGATTGCGAATAATTTACAGTTACTGTACCTACAGAATTGGCAATTGAATCTAATGCATAATCAAAATTTAATTTTTCATATACCGGTGTTCTATCTAATCTAGGACCTCCATATTCATTGATTGATATCATTGATTGTGGAATACCATAACAAGATAATAATGCTTGCACACTTCGTTTAGTACCTTTACTTTTTAATAATAACGGCAAGTTATTTACAATACGTCTCCATACTGCATAAGTCATATTGCGGCCCGGTACTGATGGATCGCCAACTGTATTAGATCCCGTTAACGGAATCCCAGCTTCATTTGTTCCTAGAACATATTGCCATAAATCCTGATATTGATTACCTTCAGTTAAATGCCAACCAAATTGTTTTGCTACTGAATATAGCAATTCATTTGGCATACCTAAATTAGGATTTTCATTTCGATTGTTAATTCTAGACATATTACTAATGTAAGTATACAATATGTCATAATGATGTCCTAACATGTTAGCAAATGTTGTTATACCATCATTCATTGCATCATAACGAATAAATTCTGGAATAGCATATACTAATGCATTATAATTTAATGTATCATATAATGATGCAGAATCATATACATTTTGGTACCATGTTTTAAATTGACTGCCCGTTGTATGGGCTAATGTATATGGTACTGTTGAATTAGTTTTAGGAATTGGCTTAATATAGCTTCCCGTAACTTGTGCAACTATAGGAGATTCGTGTGGAATTGGATTTGTTGATAAAATTGATGATGATTGATAATATAAATATTTTTCAAACGAATCAAATCCACTAATTAAACTAGTTTTGCTAGAAGCATAATCTGCAACATTTGTAGTAGCAACACTTCCAGATAATTGTGCCACAACTAAACTTTGTGATGTATAATATTCTAGTAATTCTAATTTGTATTTAAAGTTTTCTAATCGTTCAGTTGCTGAACTATAAAATATAAAATTGTTAAAATCAGAATAATCAACGTTTAATGTTATTCCGGATAAGCTTCCGGAGAAATAGGTATCAACAATTTGTTGCGATGTTTGTACGGATGATCCTAATAAATCATGCCATGTTTGCATACTAGTTTCTGATGATACATTGTGTATTGCGTTAGCATTCCAATTTGGGTTTGCTAATTTATATGATTTTGATAATGCAGCTGCTAATACAAAAGCAACATTATCAATATATGTTGGTTTAAGCTCTTCTACGACCCAACATTTAAAATTTATATCAAATATATCAGCTAATGGTTCGTAAAGTTTAACGTAAACATACTCGCCAATAACGACGCTATTTACAACTAACGCAGTTTGATTCCTACTAAAGTTTAATAAATATGTTTTATAATACGATGACGATGTATGTCGTACTGTGTTTATATAATTTGTTATCTGCTCTAAAAATGCTGGATTTGTGTCATCAATGGCCCGTAAACGTATTTCAGTTCTATCCGGAGATATTTCATCAATTCTTAAATGTTGTTGATCATAACTACCAATTAAATTTTTAAAGAAATTAACAGCAATTTTAAAATTTCCTGCTGTTAATTTTAATTTATTAAATTCATCATATAAATTGATTGCAATCGGTTGAGTTGAAAACGTAATAATTTGTCCGGTAGTTTTATCTACATATGTTGGTATTTTTGTTTGTAATTGAATTTTATGATTACCAGTTTGCCAAACACCCCCTGAATAAACATGTAATTCAATACGACTTGGATCTATTTGATTAGAAATTGCAGGAACGTGTGTAAATCGATTATTTGCAGAATAGCTTAAAAATTCAGTTTTTGATTTATCTAAACGTGTTGCCGAAACAGATTTAGTTGCACTATTTATTTGGTCGATATTTTTATATTGTGATATCATTTAACCTTGACTTCCAGTATCATCTCCTAATGCCTCTATTTGACCATTAACTTGTTCAAATATTTCGGCCGAAGTACTTCCAGCATTTGTAATTTCGCTTAATCTAGAATTATCACTAAATGAATATACGCCATGCCCAATTGTACCAGTTAATAATGGTGTTGTTGGAATATCAATAACATCAATTCGCCAATAACAATTATCAGTTAATACCCACGATTCTCCTCCAGAGACTACATTAATTTCATACATATCATATGGTGCTGCATCGTTGATTATATCAAGTACATATTCTAATTCCAATATTGGATATTCATTTGTTTGTAAAGGCCCTTTTGTTTCTGTATATACTTCATATAAAAATCCAGATGCTCGGTATGATTCCGGCATTGCTCGTCCAATGATCATCCTAAATCCAACGTTTTGCGTTTTATTTTGAGATGTAAACTGAGTTTTTATAGTAAATTTAAGAGTTTGATTTTTAGCACGCAACGTATCTAATATATTTTGTGTAATTGTATATGTTCCTAGTTCTAATTGGTCGCGTCCGACAAATGGTAATCTTCTAGGTCCAGAGTCTTGAGTTCCATTCGCATCATTTTTAAACCAAGTACTTGCATCGGATGTATTAATTCTTAAATAAGTCTCCGGTTGGTTTTGTGCATCGAATGTAGTAGGAATTATGTATCGATCTGATATTATATCAGTAGAATCCAATTCAAAATCAAAATCTAATTCTGCAGTAGGTTCAACATTAACTGATACAGGAAATTTATAATATTGAAATGCAGTATCTAAAACACGTAACGTTGATATTGTAGTTATTTGTTCTGCTACCGGATCAATAATTAATAACGGTTTAACTGGAGCTGATTCTTCAAATAATATATTTCCAGCTAAATCTCTAGGTATAATTGATTGATTGTCTGACATATATGTCATCCCTAAAGAATAATAACGAGCTTGTTCTTCCGGGTTTGCAATGGGAACTAGTGCCTGTTGAGACACTTGTTGAATATCAGTTACAGATGCATCTTTTGCCATTATCTAACTACTTTAAAATAAATTTTGTCGTTAATATATTGTTCAGTAAATCCTTCTTTGATTTTTAGTTCTAACCGATAATAACGTTCTGGCATAAACCCATTCATGTCTAGATAGATATAATTACTGGTACTATCACAACTTACTTTATTATAAATATCATCATATGGAATTATAGCTTCATCTGTTTGAGCATCAAATACCGCATACGTAGTAGTCGACGGCAAATATTTAATTGTTTCTATAGGAAATAAATTTGTTGGTGATTTTTGAGGAAATTTGTCTCGTGCATATATTCTAATTTTAGCAATCTCAGTATCTTTATACTGCGGTTTAATTTTAGTATAAACTATATATGATTCTAAATTAGATGCTGTCAAAGATCCAGTAACAAATGCACTATTATCAAAATACATTGTTAATTTAGGAACATATATAGTATGTGTTTCTCGACTAAAATATCTAACAAATCCAGTTACTGTATCATTTAATTCATCAGTATCAGAAAATTGAATTAAGAATCCATTATTGGTTATTGAGGCACCGCCACTTCCGCTTAACCAAACTTTTAATGCATTTGTAACATCCATATTAATATCAGTGGTACGATAAGAAAATGATTCAGATGATATTAATCCTGCAGTAGATCCAATCGAACTAGATTGAAACAACCAAGAGCCGCCAGTACCACTTCCTGATACATACAATGTGCTAGTTCCAATTTTTATGTTTTGACTTGATGAAATCCAAGAAGAGCCACTATAAGGCCCGTTCCATGTTACACCATTTGTTGTTAACGCAGATTGATATCCGGTACCATTAGTCCAATCCTGGCCGCTTAATTTTGCATGGACTGAATATTCTGCAGGAAGATTTTTTGCTTCAGATGTAAATAATTGCAATACAAATTTACAATCAGTAACTGCCTTTCCATATGTAGATAATGATGCGGAAATTTCAGGCATATCAAATTTAATGACACTTCTAGACTTTAACAAAGTAGCACCGTCAGTGCCCAATCGTTTACCAACTTCTAAAATTTCGTCTATACCAGTATTATATGTTGGTAGTGATTCATATAACGTTGCGTCTTTTGCTGCATAAAATATTCTAAACATTTATATTCCTTTACTGATTTACTACGCGACCTTTAATGTCTCGATTTGGAAATTTTACTTCAAATATACTAGGATCTAATGAAGGATATATTACTCCATTTTTAGTAGCAGAATTTATATCATAAACATTGCCAGAATATCCAAATGTAATATCATATAGATTTGAAAGTGTTGCGCCTACTACTGTTTGAACTCCTTTAATATTAGCTAACGTAGTAATTATATCTGATTTTATGATTGGTTGATTAATTTGCCATCGATCAACATTAAACATTGATTTTAATGCATTAATGCATTTCAATAAAACTTCATTGCTATTATAATTTGGCAAAACCGAAATTTCGAAATCAATACCTAAATTAATAATAAATGCATCTTTAATATTAACAGCATCT